ATCAGCGCAAGCAACCCAGAGTGGACAATTTCCAACACGATGATCGCTAACTACCCAATCACCTACACCGTGGGCGAGCTTCAAGTCATGGAGATCAGTTTCTCGGGTGGCACCTGGGTTCGCGACATCACCCCCTAATCCCATCCCTTACCGTGCAAAGGAAACCCCATGAAACTATCCATCAAGATCAACACAGGTGAAGGAGATTACGTTGTCGAAACTAATCTCTTCCACATTGTGCAACTCGAGCGGAAATACAAAGTCAAAGCATCCGACCTCGCCTCCGGTATTTCGATAGAGATGCTCGGATACTTGGCTCATGAAGCCGCTAAACAGCAAGGCCACAACCCACCACTCATCCTCGATGACTTCCTTAAAAAATTAGTCACTCTGGACGTCATCAGCAATGAGGCAGAAAACCCCATCGAAGGGGATCAGTAGCAAGGACGCTCGCCGAGCTTCTTGTCGAGACTGGCTACTGGCCCCCAGACATAAACTTCACTACGCAGGATCTCATGACTTGCATAGACGTAATCAACTCGCAGAGAAAGGGCTAGACATGACAGCAACAGCGCGAACCGAGTTTGTCGGCGGTGCAGCTGCTATCAAAGCCCTCAAGAACATTGATCCCGAATACCGCAAACAGTTCAATCGTGACGCCAAAAACATCGTCGCCCCACTTATTGCAGACGCTAAAAGTGGCTATCCCCAGATGCCACTATCCGGCATGAAGTACAAGTGGACAGACAAGCGCGGTCGGACTCTTCTACCTTGGACGGTGAACAAGGTTCGCGCTGGCGTCAAGTTCAAAACTTCTACGCGCCGAAACAAGTCTGCCGTGCTTTATGTGACCCAAAGCGACCCAGCAGGCGCGATCTTTGAGGTTGCTGGCAAGGCGAACCCAGGCACAAACTTCAACAGCAATCTCAGAGACAGAGCCCCTCGAGTTTTGTGGCCTACAGCAGAGAAACATTTGCCAGAAGTCCAGCGCGGTCTCTCTGATCTTGTACGTGGAGTGATAAAGAGAGTAAACGAGGAACAGCGCTAATGGCTATAAACATCCCGATCATTACCGAGTACGTCGGAGCTGGCGTTGACAAAGCGATCCGCGAGTTTAAGCAACTTGAAACCGCTGGAGAAAAAGCACAATTTGCCATCAGTAAAGCAGCAGTCCCAGCGACCGCAGCTCTCGCTGGCTTAGGTGCAGCAGGTCTTGACTTCGCCAAAGCAGCTGCAGAGGATCAAGCTGCAGCGTCTCAACTTGCTAAGCAACTCAAAAACTCCACAGGTGCAACAGATAAACAAATTAACTCCATTGAAAAGTACATCACAAAAACGTCAATCGCCTCGGCTGTAGCAGATGATCAACTTCGCCCAGCACTAGCCAACCTTGTCAGAGCTACTGGCGATGCCGAACGCGGGCAGAAACTTCTTAACACGGCCCTCGACATTTCAGCAGCTACAGGAAAAGATGTTGAGTCCGTTTCGATTGCCCTTGCTAAAGCAGAGAATGGGCAATACACCGCACTCAAAAAACTTGGCGTGCCTATGGGAGAAAACGCCATCGCCCAGCAGGACATGGCAAAGTTCGGCAAAGCTTTGCAAAAAGTCCAGCGCGAATACACAGCTGCAATCGAGGACAGCACGGTCTCAGAAAAAGACCGCCAAAAATTGCAACAAAAAGTCGTAGAGGCACAAGAAAAACTCAACAGCGTCACCATCTCAGGCGCAGACTACGTCAAAGACCTAGACAAGGCTTTTGGCGGTGCAGCCGAAACAGCAGCTAACACAGCCCAGGGTGGCTTCAAAAAAATGACCATCGCGCTCGATGAGACAAAAGAGTCAATCGGCGCAGCTCTGCTTCCAGTCTTTGAAAAAATGTCTGGGTTGTTTGCAAACTTTGCAATGTGGGCCCAGGAAAACACAGGTCTCATCGTGGGCATCGGGACAGCCATTGCCGGTATTGCTGCAGCAATCATCACCGTCAACGTCGCTATGAAAGTCTGGACGGCAACCACTAAAGCATTCACAGCAGTCCAGGCTGCTTTCAACGCTGTAATGGCAATGAACCCACTCTTTCTGGCTGTAGCAGCTTTCGTTGCGGTTGGCGTTGCCTTGTTTGTTTTGCAGAAGAAGTTTGACATTTTTGGAAAAGCGCTTGAGTTCATTGGCGACATTGCCTCATCTGTGTGGGAAGGCATGAAAACAGGTTTTGGTGGCGTTGTCAGCTTTGTCGAAGGTTACGTCAACACACTTCTCGGGATCTACAAGGAATTATTCAACGCGATCGCTACGGTCTGGAATAACACGATCGGCAAACTCTCGTTCAAGATCCCCAGCTGGGTTCCAGGCATCGGCGGAGCAGGCTTCGACGTTCCCGATATCCCGATGCTTGCAAACGGAGGCATCGTTTCGTCTCCGACCCTTGCCATGATCGGCGAACGAGGCCCAGAAGCCGTCGTCCCACTCACAGGAAGCAACAGCCCAAGTCTCGGCAACAGCGTCACCATCAACGTAAACGGCGGAGACCCAAACGCAGTCGTCGCAGCTCTCCGTAGCTACATGAGGCAAAACGGCGCGATCCCGATCCGAACTACTAACCCATAATGGCTTTACAGACCTACACCGTTTCCTACTCGCTGGCATCAACCCCAGGCGTCATCGTTGACCTCTCGAATGTCGTGTCGTTCAACATGAAGCAGGGGCGCGAGAAACAGTTAGACGAATACTCGGCAGACACCGCCCAAGTTGTCATCCGCTACCCAAACGGCTACGCGTCGCCGATCACCGCGCTCGTACCTGGCAACATCATCCGCGTCAAGCACGACGGGTCGGGCGAGTACATTTACGCTGGCTATATCTCAGGCGTAAGCGTGAATTACGGCATCCCGTACTCTGGGGGCGTCGGAAATGCGGACTTCATCAATATCTCATGTGAGTCTTACTTTGCGCGTTTCGGCAGGCTTGAAGGAAACGGGCAAGCAATAAACGGTGGATTATTTGCGGTCGTGGCGTCGGCGATCGAGTTCTACAGCGGTCTCACCATTAACCCACTCGCTAACGCGCTTACACAAAGCGTGTCGGACACGACTGTGAGCAACACTTACGGCGAATGGCTTTCGCAGTACATCCGAACGATTAACGGGCGCATGACACAGGCACTAGCTGTGATTGTTCAAGGCCCAGGCGACATCACCGCATCGGTCGCCTCATTCTCCGACACAGCTAACAACGCCACGAACCAGGTTTACGACAACATCGAGTTCTCGGCGTTCGGCGACAACTACTACACGCAGGTAACGGTGACGCCGACGGTTCCAGCTGCACAAACAGTCACTAGCGGTGCTGGGCCATATCGCTCGCTCAAGTTCAACACTTTTTCCAGCACGACGACGACGGCGCTCAATCTGGCGAACTTCATGCTCTCGCAGTACTCGACTACGGATGTGCAGATCTCGAGCATTTCGTGTTTGTCGGAGGCTCAGACAAGTTTCAAACTGAACAACATGGGCGTACCGACGGCGCTGCTTATCGGGATGCAAGTGCCGATTAAGTTCCGTGGAACGACGTACTATGGGATTATTGAGGGTTACACAATGACGGCGACGCCCGAGTCGTCACGGTGGACTTATTACATTTCGGGCGCGTCGCTTAACTCGACACTCATTTTAGACGATGCCGTTTTCGGCAAACTAGGGACAGGAAAATTGGGGTACTAATGGCTTCACCAAACACAACCTTTACGACTGGCGCTGTGTATACAGCGGCCCAAGCAAATAACTTTCCTTTTGGCAGAGTTGCCGCGCCAATCAACATAACAAGTAATCAAGGTTCACTTACAGGAACAACAGTTGACCTAACAGGTGCAACAATTACTTTTACTGGAATTGCTGGCAGACTTTACAAAGCCTGCTGGGGCGGTCTCTTTAATAGCACCGTCTCAACTGACACTTTCAACTTTCTTTTGACTGACGGCTCAAACAATATTCAAAATCAAGCAATTTTATGCCCAGCCACTACTGCAGATGTTTCATTTATTGGCTTTCATGTTTTTACTCCTGGCGCTGGCTCAATAACACGTAAATTACGGGTGCAAC